CGCATGATAACGAACCCTTCATTAAATACCATCACAAAAAATCCAATCCAAAATATCATATGCCAGTTTTTTTAAGTTTTTTATTAATGAAGTCAGAAGATCTTGAGTATAGATTACCTTTTTTAAATTCTTCTATAAATCTTCTGAAGTATGCTTTTCTGAGGATATAAATCTCTCTTTTCTTTTCGTTCTCTTTTACTTCATGTTCATAGTTGGTTACTATTTTTGATACTGTGTTACCATTAACACTTACTGGTTGAGTACCATTGAAGTATGTGAATTGAGAATCATAAAACTTTTTGTCTACTGTTAGTCCACCTTCTAATGCTAGAACACTTATGCCATCTACAGTTTGTCCAGATTTCTTTTCTAATGTTTCATAGTGATGGACACCAGAGTATGCTTCTGTTGTTCCATACTTTTCTTCTGCCAACTTTCTTAGAGTCTCAGAGTCTGATGGGAATGCAAATTGTGGATTGATAAAGTTGTTTGTTAATATTATAACCCAGTCATAATATGGACTACCATAATAACGGTCTGCTATATTTTCAGCTCTTTCTCCATCTTCTACAGCATATTTTTTATAGAATGTTGTGTACCCAAAGATATCATTAGGTATCTTATGTTTTCTGAAGAAATTTTTCGCAGTAGTATAATCAGATTCCGAAAATGGATAGCTGATTGGCTTAGTATCATATTCTATGTCAGGTATGAGTGAAAAATACATTAGAATCCTTGATCTACTTCGTCTTCAAAAATGACTTTTGTTTCCTGGAAACTGAGTCTTATTTCAGTTGCAACTGGAGAACCATCACTGTATGTAGCAAAGGTTCCATCAGGTGTGTAGTTTACACTAACATTACTTATAGCACATGGTTTAAATTGATTAATCCATTCATGTGGTTTACTACCATGCATGAAAGTAAATTTACATAGACGAGGAACACGAATGAAGTTATCTCTTTGTGTGTTGTCAGTTATTAAAGCTTTGCCTTGGTCAACATCTTTTTGAGTACCTATCTCTAAATCTTCTGATCCACCCCACTGTGGAAGTGCTGCTCTTCTGAATGTTCTAATTATAGCTCTTATTGTTTTTGCTTCAGCTGGATTCTTTGGAACCATTTTAAATGACATTCCGATCTCTCTTAGTTCAGGAGAATCATAAAGTAATTCTGCGTTGGGATTTAATACTACTCCTCTAGTTGCTCCACTTATATCATTAACATCAAGATTACCACCAACACCAGGTATCATGTTGGTTGCCATTGCCGTTAAAGAATCTTGTATTGCCTTTATGTTACCAGTAAAGTCACCTGCTTTCTGTCCAATCATATTAAACTGTCCACCAGCCAATGCACCAATTGCTGCTCTTCCCATACCAGTGAATGCTTTACCTTGCCATTGTTGTTGTAGATCATTACCTAAGTCTTGTGGTATAGGTAGCATGATAGTGCTTAGGTAAGGATCTGGCTTCAATCTTTCTGATGATGCTATATAACCTGCTCTCTTACTAAAGGTAGATCCAGAGCTAGACTGAGCATCTCTACTAAATGGTGGTACATATTTACCGAACTGAAAGAAAACATAGTCAGTGGTAGATTCTATCGCATCGTTTGGCCATTTTTGAGTCTTACCATCTACCTTTCCACCACCTATAGGTCCAGCATTTAATTTAACAGTTTTGTCTTCAATTGTACTACCAGCAGGATTCTCTCCATTCTTTATTGCTAGTTGTTGTTCAGCATAAATCTCAGCAAATTCTCTTTTATTTTGACCTGCTATAGCAGCGTGCCAGGATCCTTGAGGAGATATCCATTCACCCTTTGCTTCATCCCACATATAGTAGGAAGTCTTTGTTCTTTTTCTATTACCTTGACCACCTGATGAGGTAGTAGTAACTTGTTTTACTTCACCATTAAATGATCCATTTGCTGTTGGAGCTGCCATGTTAATTCTTTACCATTTCTAGGTCTTCTTTTTTACCATAACCACGAACGACTCTTCTTTGTTTGATTTTATCATAGAAGTTTTCGTTTGTTTCATCCCACACAACCTCTTTTGGATAGGATTGTTCACCAGCTCTACCTCTTGTTCTTCTAACAAAAGTTTCTACTGGTAGTAGGATGGCAGTAGCCCATTCTTCTGCTGCTAAGTCAAGTAGAAATCCATCTACATGACTAGTTATATATTTATGAAAGCAATTGCGAGGTGCATCAATTCTTCCATCCATTAATCTTTTTACAACCCATGCTCTCTTCTTTGCTGACATGTAATGTAGGTTAAGACCCCAGAACTCATGTCTAGTTGCTTTGATCACATAAACAAGCGGAAATTGATCATAATATGGCAGTTTCTTGGCGGTTTTTGCTTTGTATTCAAAGAGATACATGTGGCCAGACACTGCATAGCGTCTGATTTGATTTTCATCTTCTTGTTCTTCTGTACCCATACTATCTTGTACTTCATCACGTATGAGTCTTTCTGGGTTATCATCAACCCTCAATGCAAATTTTCTTACAGCATTTCTATACCATAGGTACGATCTTGTTTCTGTACCTGCTGCTGCTTTAACTTTTTCAAATATAGTTTCGTATCCTGTGTCTTCTTTTACAACAGGTACTTGTATGTCTTTAAATCCTTGTGCCATTTCTTCATACCGCTAAGTGATCCTCTGTGAGTATTAAAAATTTCATTTGCCTATTTTCACAGTAGTTCTCAGCAGCGTCCCATTTGGCACGATTTTTTGCGAAAGTTAGAACAGCGTTCTTATAGGCTCTGGTTCTTTTATCTTTACCATATGGGGGTTTAGTTTGTTTCTTTGGTTTAATTTCTACGATGTACTTAGATATTTTTCCGCTTTTTTCACGAACTTTAATATAAAAGTCGGGATAATATCTGTGTGACCTATTATCTATGGGAGATCTATATGGTATTGCGATTTCCTCACTTCCCCACTCCATTATACTAGGTGTGGTATCACAGTACTTCATGTATTTTTTCTCCCATAGTGATCTGTACACTATACGAGACGGATTGCCACGGTACTTCCTAGGATTTAAAGGTTTGTAATATCCAGAGTAAGCCATATACATATAATATAGAATCCCACAAATATATTTAGAGTGTCTGGAACAAGTATAGATCAATTGATGACAAAAATAGGTGCTAAGGGTGGAATGTCCCTTACCACTGGATTTGATGTATCATTTGATTTTAATAATCAACCCTCATGGTTAGATTTTTACACAGATCAGGATAAGAGTTTGGTTAATATTTTTTGTGATGAAGCTCAACTACCTAATGTTCAGTCTGCTACTGGTGGAATGAATAGGTTCTTGGGTGAAGGTACAGTACAATATCCACATACAAGAATCTTTACAGATGTTGGTTTAGGATTTATGTGTGATGCGGATATGACACCGTTCAAATTCTTTCATAATTGGTATAATCACATTTATGGTGATGGACAAAAGCCAATGGTTGCTAACATGGAAGGAGCAAGTGGTATAATTCCTCTTGATTATAATCGTGAGAATAGATTGAAGTATATGGATGATTATGTTTCAACTTGTAAGATTATAAAATCAGAACCAAATGCTAGTGCTTCTAATGGTAGAGTACCAGTTGTGGTGATGCTTGAGAATTGTTATCCTTATGCTCTTGATGCAGTACCACTTCAATACGGTACATCACAGATCACTAGAATTAATGTAAATCTTTATTACTCACGACATACCATCGCTTACGGTGAACCTGGTGGAGAAATTGGCGATTTGACGTAGCAAATTCGGTTTTTTGATTCCATAAAACTCGGAAAATTTACTCGGCAAATTTTTTGCTGAAAAAGTCGCTATATATAAATATACGACTTGAAATCATTTTTATGGCATTACCAAAGTTAGGGTATCCTACGTATGAACTTGAATTACCCTCTACAGGCAAAACTGTCAAATATCGTCCATTTCTCGTAAAAGAGGAAAAAGTGCTATTATTAGCATTAGAAGGAAAAGACGAAAAGAACATAGTTAACGCAGTTAAGGATTTATTGAGAAATTGCGTTATTTCACGAATTAAGGTAGAAACGCTTCCTAGTTTTGATTTGGAGTATCTATTTTTAAAGATCAGAGCAGCATCTATTGGAGAAGAGATTAGTTTGAGTGTAACTTGTCTTGATGACAATAAGACGCAAGTGGAAGCAAAAATCAATATTAATGAAGTTGAGGTTTTTAAGCCAAAAGGACATAATACAAAAATTATGTTTGATAAGACAACAGGCATTATTATGAAATATCCTAGTATGCAACAATTTGTTGATAGGGAGTTTTTACAGAAGGATATGAAGACTGATGAAGTTTATGATTTTATAGCAGATTCTATAGATCAGATATTTGATGCTGAAGAGGTATATGATAAAACAACTACTACAAAGAAGGAATTCCGCACATTTGTGGATGGTTTGACTACTAAGCAATTTGAGAAGATACAACAATTCTATGAAACTTGTCCTAAGTTGAAACATACCTTTAAGGTTAAAAATCCCAATACTGGGGTTGAATCTGATTACACGATTGAGGGTCTACAGAGTTTTTTCGCATAGCACTCTTCCAGAACAGTCTGGAAGGGTATTACAGAATTAACTTTGCTCTCATGCAGTACCATAAATACAGTTTGAGTGAAATTGAAGAAATGATGCCTTGGGAGAAGGAAGTTTATACAACATTCTTAGTCCAATACCTTGAAGAACTCAAACAGAAACAAGAAGCAGCTAAGAACAAATAGTGGCAGCATTACAGAAGACATTTTCGGGAGATTTAACTCAGTCTATAGCTGAGAGAATTTATGATGAGATAAAGAAGTATGATGAGGAGAAAAGGCAGAGAGAAGCAGATCCTAAGGTAGTAGAAGCAGCAAAGGAGTTTAATAAGGAAGATAATGATAGTCTTCCTGTAGTTGCTGATGCAAATACTAAGGGTGTTATATCAAAAATATTCAATAAAACTAGTTCGGATGTAGTTACGGTAGAAGTTAAGGTTGAGGATGTATCTGGTAAGATAACAACCATTGCTAATAGCATGGTAGATCAACAAAAGTTGATTATTAACCAGAATGAGATGCTAGAAGAGAAATTTGGTATTATGCTCAGTCTTCTTGGAGGAGGAGATGGTTCTACTCTTGGTATTTCAACTGGTGGTGGTCGTAGTGGTGGTAGTGGAAAGATATTGGGACAAGGTAAGAATGCTGGAGATAGACTTGCTGGAATGTTTGGAAGAGCAATGTTGATGAAAGCCTTTAGGGGTGCTGGACTTAAAATGTGGAGATCTAAACTCTTGAAGAGACCAAGAGTTATGACGAAAATGGCCAAGAGAGCTGGTGGTAAATTCGTAAAAAAATCAGTTCAAAAGATAGGTCAAAAGATTGGTAAGAAAGTAGGAGCAAAAGCATTAACAAAAATAGCTGGTAAGGGTATCGGGAAGAGTATTGCAAAGAAAATACCAGGTGTTAGTTTGGTAATGGGTGCTGCTTTTGCAGTAGATCGGTTAAAGGATGGTGATATTCTTGGTGCTGGTATGGAATTATTGTCTGGTGCAGCAGCAACTGTTCCAGGATGGGGAACAGCAGCTTCATTGGGTATAGATGCTATGTTGATGGGTAAAGACATCAAAGAAAGCATGGACTTTAATAAAGGTTATGATGCAGGGTTTAAGGATGGACAATCCCAAGGTGGGGGTTATACTAGTGGCAGTAGAACCATTGCTGGTTACGAAACAGGTACATCTGGATCAAATATTATGGGATTTTTCAAGCAAGCAGGATCAATGTTAGTTTCTTCTGTTCTTCCTGTCGCAGCAATAACTGGAACTCTTCCTTTAGTGAAAGCACAAGCTCAAGAGATGGGATTGGATTATCCTATTATCAGTTTACAAGCTCCTTCTGGTGTAACAATTGGTAAAGGAAGGGGTAGTACTAGTTCACAGAAGATAGAAGAGGTAGAAAGAGAATCTACAGAATTGCATACACCACCACAAATATCACAAGATATAATTGGTGGTTCTTCGGATACACAAAGCGAATCTAGTGGTGATGATAATGAACCTAGATCAGTTAATGAGATATTAAAGGATAATGATGAAGGTGGTAAGAATCAATGGTGGGATTTTCTTGATTGGTTTCCGAATAAAGGAGAATCAGAAGGAGGAAGTGTTCAACCAGTAGAAAAACTCATGGGTGGTGCAGTAGTAACTCAGAGAAATGATCCTGATGCTGAACAAACTGGTATTGATGTTGCTTTAAAGAATCCTGAGACAGGTGGATTTGATGTAGGTGCTCCAATTACAAATCCATTTGAGGAGTTAACTATTACTGATACTGGTTTTCAGGGTAATGGTGAAGGAGAAACAGGTCGTGGATATGGTAAATGGGTGACGGGAAATGCGTCAGTTGAGGGTAAGAAGTATGAATTACTAGTTGCACATTTAGATACTATAAATGTTAAAAAAGGTGATGTGGTAGAAGGTGGTGATATTATTGGAACTCAAGGTATTACTGGTCGTTCAACTGGACCTCATGTATCAACTCATATCAATGCATTGGATGGTGGAAACCCACAAGATATTTTAAATAGGGTAGAAAAATCTTGGGTTAATGGAGGAGAAATCTCAACTGATGCTTTTAAACCTACTGGTGGTATAAGTAGTAATGGTTCACCAGAACCACCAACTAACACAACAGTTAAATCACAAAACCTTAAATTGTTGAGTAGTCAAACTGAAGATGCTGAGGAAGTTCAACCACAACAACCTATTATTGTTATGAATCAAGTTACAGCATCATCTACTCCTACTATTTTCCCTAAGAGTGTTAGACGTACTAATACTTTAACAGAGGAATATATCTTCTTATCTCTAGGACAAGCATAAATGGCATCATTACAGAAAACTTATTCAGGAGATCTTACACAGTCAATAGCAAAACAGTTATGGTCTGCTCGTCAAGAGGCATCTGGTGCTAAGAGAGAAGCATTGGGTATCTTAGAGGAATCTGATGATCCTATGCTACGTCCTGGTGAGTTTATGGGTCATGCGGTAGCAAAACGTATGACTTCTATGCTTCCTAGAAGATTTCAGCATCAAATGCCAGATTTGAAGGGTTCTGAGTACTTGAATAGAGGTCAGAGTAGATCTTTAATGAGTCCTTTCGCAAGTCCAATAAATCCTCAACCTACAGATCCTTGGCATGGTTCTACTGGTGGTGGAGGTGGTGGTATAAATCCTGATGTAGTACCTAATGATGCTATTCTTGGTGATATGATTAATATCACACCTACGGCAGGAAAGACCGATGGTATTAAAGTTCATGATCAGAAGTTAGGTAAATTTGTATCAGAGGTAGCAATATCACTTAGTGGTAGTATGGGTATCATTAACAAGAGAATGGATTCTGTTGATGAAGGAGTAATAGCTGCTAAAGATGGTCTTTCTGTTACACAAACACAATTAGAAGATACTGGAAGTGTACTTGAAGATAAGTTAGATGCTATTATTGCTCTTCTGAGATATCAGAAGCAAGAGATGGCTCAGATGGAAGATGCAGCAGAGGTAGATGCTGTTGAAGATCCATTAGAGAAAGAGCAAAAGTTATTTGGTAGTGGTGATATTGCTGGTGTTGATGAAAGTGTTAATGATACTGTACAGAGAGATCCTGCTGGAAATGATTTCCAGTGGGATAATAATCTTTCACCTATGCGTCAGCCAGGTGAATTTGAAGAAGGAGGTATGCCTATAGGTGATATTAATCGTCTTCATGGTACGGAGATTGATAATAGAGGGAAGGTTTATGATGGACCAGATACAGGATACCTAGCAAATACTGCTGGTGCTAGTGCTATTGCACCTATAAACAATTTCTTTACTAGAGGTCAGACTGGTGCTGCACCTAAGAATGGTGGAGGAAAACCAAAGGAGGGTAGAGAAGTAGATATTGAATCTATTCCAGAGGTTAGAACTGAAATAGAGAAATTACAACTTGCTTCTGTATTACCTTTACAAGCAGCAGGTGCTATGACTATGGGAATTTTAGAAAAATCCCTTCCATTTATTCCTGTTGTTGGTCCTGTAGCACATGCAATTAAGCAGATGGCCACACCAATTGCTTCAATGTTTGGTGTTAAGAATTCAATTACTACTAATATTTCATCAGATATTGGTGCAAAGGAAGATGAGAAGAAGAGGAGAGCATCAACTGCTTCTGGTGAACCTGTTAGAGCAATGGAAGATAAGATGAGAAATGAAGATAATCAAAGAGCATGGTGGGATTTCCTTGGATGGGCTGGTACTGGTAAGAAGAAAGGTACTGGAGGAGCAGATTCTAATACTTCTATTACACAAAATACTAGAAAATCTATTGGTGGTGCAAGAAGTTCAACGAATATAAAGAGTAATACTAGCATAGGTGGCAGTAAACAGAATAGAAATACTACTAATAATAAGGGTGGTGTATTTGAGACTATCAGTAACTTCTTCTCGTTAGCGAAAGATAAAGATCATAAAGTATCTGATGAAACTACTATGGGTAATACCATTAACCAGATGCAATTGAAGCGATATATTATGGAGCATGGTGAGTTTCCACCTGGATATCAGGGTGGTACTGGTGGTGCATTAGGTGGTGGTAATTTAGGAGAATCTGCATATGGTGGTTCTAATACATCTGTTAATGTTAATGATGTTACTACCCCACCAGCATCACAAAGTAGATTTGTTAATCTTTCCGAAAGATCTAAAGAATCTACCTTTACAAAGGTTGCTCAAGCAAATCAAAAACTTGAACCTATAGTAATAAATAATGCTAGTTCTAAAACTGAGGGTACTCCACAAGAATTAGAACATATATCAAATGTAGGTGATCCTGGTCTTGATTTGATATATCCAAGTAGAGTATAATTATGGCAGAAGATCCAAATATTAAAGATTATGCGTCTACTTGTGAAGTTAAGCAGATTGCATTATATAAAGTAGGAGAGGAGGATAAGCCTTACGTAAATCTTATTGGTATGGCAATGACTATGCAATACCATGAGGATATTTTTTGGCCATCGTATGGTGCTACTATAACAGTAGTTGATAATCAAGAGAATATCATTTCTACTATGCCTATTGAAGGGTTTGAAAAGGTTGTTGCTGAGTTTGAAGATGTAGAGGGAAATCAGTATACATATAATTTTCGTGTTTGGTCAATTAATAATAGAATTACTAGAGAGAGAAGAAACACATATACATTAGGGTTGATATCTGAACAGGGATTGCTTAATGAAGGTATACGTGTTAATAGAACTATAAAAGGTAATACTAGTGTTGAAGTTGGAAAGATTCTAATGGATTATTTTCAAATTCCTGCTGAAATGGTTGATGCGGAAGAATCTGCTACAAATATTGTACTTCTTCCTACAAAGAAAACTCCCTTTAATGTTATTAGATCTTTAGCACCAAAGACTATATCTAAACACGCTGGAACGGTTGCTGCTGAAAAGGCAAAACCAGAAACTAAGGTTGTGAGAAAAGCGTATGCTAGTAAGAGAGGTACTAAGTATAAGAATGTGACAGTCAAGACTGATATTAATACAGAATTAACAGCTAAAGCTACTGGTACTGCTGGTTATTTGTTCTTCCAGACTAGAGAGAAATTTATATTCAGATCAATTGATAATTTAGTTGATAATGGTGAGAAGTTTGGTGGTAAACCACCAGTTAACATGACTAAGAACAAAGAAGGAAAAATAGTACCTGATCCTTTCTTTATGCAGGCTGGAAAGGTTGGTCAACCAACGAGAAAGAAGATACAGGAAATTAATTTTGGAAAAGAATTGAATTTAATGAAGAAGATGAGAGAAGGAGCTTACTCATCTATATGTTGTTTTTACAACATAAATACTGGAGAATATAGCGAACAGATTTATTCTTTGGCTAATATGTGGAGTAATATGGCTCACCTTGGAAGTAAAACTGAACTTCCTGCTGGACAGGAGAGTTTATCTAATTATCCTAGTAGGGTAATGTCTAGTATTATAAGCCATGAAAATTGGTATATGGGTACGGGAGTTGCTTCTAATGATGATAAGGATGGTGGAAAAGGTGATAATAGTTTTCCAGATTGGCAAAAGAATTTCCTGACACAAAGCAATTCTAGATTAGGTATACTTTTTAATCAAGAATTAACAATTTCTGTGACGGGACATTTAGAGTTATGTGCAGGTGATAAAATTGAAGTGCGAATTCCAAACCAGGTTCCTGATGAACCCAAGGAGGAAAAGGAGGAAAACGTGTCGGATCCAGAACATAGTGGTACATATTTGGTGAAAAGACTGAATCATTTGTTTAATATACCTAGCAAAAGTGTATATACTGTGTTAGAATTGGTTAGAGATTCTACTGGTATAATAGAATAATCCAAATTTCATGAGGTACATATGGATACTATAGAACAACACATTAAAAAAGATAAAGAGATCTTAGATGATCCTCAAACAAATCCTCAGACGAGGAGACATGTTGAGGCAGAGTTACACGATTTAATTGAATATGAAGAGCATCATCATGATGAGATCGTTGCAGGAGATCACCATGATCCTAACTGCATTGAACTCTTTTGTGATCAAAACCCAGACGAACCCGAATGTTTAATATACGATGACTGATTCTTCCTTACAATCTTTATATCCAGTGAACCAGATTGGAGCCGATGGCTTTAATTGGTGGGTGGGTCAGATTGAGCAGGGAATTAAAAAAGATCCTAAAGGATCTGGTAGATGTAAGGTACGTATTGTAGGGTTACATCCACAGAAGTGTGAGGATGTTACTGATGAGGATTTGCCTTGGGCTATCACAATGATGCCTGTGACAAATCCTCACAGTCCAGGTGGTTTATTTTCAGTAAGTCCTAAACTTGAGTCAGGTCATTGGGTTATTGGTTTCTTTTTAGATACTGATAAACAACAACCTGTAATTTTAGGTAGTGTTGGTCAGGTTGCTAATGCAACAAAAGTTTTACCTTCAGATAAAACTTCTTCTGATGAAGGATGTAATTCATTTACAACTTATATTAATGATCAAAGGGTAGCTGCTGACCAACCAGCAACAAATGAAGTAGTAGCACCTGTTACTGCTGTTACTGCTGGACATGTGCAGGATGGTGAAGAAAGAAAGACTGATGAAGAAGAGGTTATTACATCACCTCTAACAAATCTTCAGAAGGCTATGTATTCTACAAATACAACAACTAATCCTGGCGGTATTAGTTTTTGTGTTGAGAAAGCAGATAGATGTGGTAAAGATACTAATATGAAAGGTACAATGACCAATCTTATTAGTGAGATGTTATATGAGACTCAACGTAATGGTGGAAAACTAGGAACTTATTTGGTCGGTGAGTTATCTGGCGATTTATATGATGCAATTGATATTGGTAGAAAGTATGTTGATAAGGCAGTCATGGTCATTAGGACTTTTATTGCTAATATTAAAGGATTTGTAATAAAACAAATTAAGAAAGCAGTTAAAAAATTAACGGATGCTCTTTTACGTCCATCTAAAGATGGTAATTCATTATCTTCAATAACTAAATTTTTAAATAAATCTCTTGGTAAGGTTGGTTGTCAGATGGCAGATCTTGGTGATCGTCTTGCTAAATGGATAGAAGATATGATCTTTGGTTATCTCTTTAATATCTACAAAGCAACTGCATGTCAGGTGGATAAATTTATTGGTGGTTTGATTAATAAGATTCAATCTTTGATGAACAAATTATTGGAGAGTATACTTGGACCTCTACAACAGCTTTTAGGTGCTATTGCATCTCCACTTAATATGATTGGTGATGCAATCAATAAGGTTTTATCTCTTCTTGGTATTACATGTACTGGACCTAAACAAAAATGTGCTAAGAGTACTAAGACATGTACAGATTGTGCTGGAGATAAAAGAGAAGATTTCTTAGATAAGTTATTAAAGGATTTGAATGATAATGATTCTCAGGACTGGAATCAATATACATGTAAGGATAATAATGAGGGTATTAAATTAACCCCTACAACTGCTTCCTTTGTTGGTGGTATACAGAATCCTGATAGAAATATAGTTTATAGCATTTCTGATATTACTGTAAATGAAGGTGAAATGGCACAATTTGTTGTTACTAGGGAAGGATATACAGACATTATTTCTAGTCTTACCTATAAAACTAGAGATGGTAGTGCTGAGAAAGGAAGTGATTATGAAGAGACAACAGGTATTCTTGGGTTTGTTGAAGGAGAGAAGTCAAAGATAGTTGAAGTTAGAACATTTAGTGATAATGAAACAGAAGGATATGAAGATTTCTTCTTGAGACTTGCTGTTGATAGTCCAGGACAAGTAATTACTAGATCCAACTTCAAGAAGAATATTGCTAGGTGTACTATTAAACAGAGTAGTGTTACAAGTGGAACTCCTTCTATACCAGATCCTGTAACTGGAGTAGTTGATTCGTCTAATCCAAATGATCCAATATCAAATCCAGAAGAAGATCCTTTCACTGATAATGTTTATGTTCCTATTCCTACAACTACAACTGCAACTAATTTACCAACATATGAAGTTTCTTCAGATAAGCTATCAGTAGAAGAAGGTGATTTCGTTACTTACACAGTAACAACTACTAATGTTCCTAATGGTACTCAGTTGAATTATCAATTATTTGGTTCTTCTATTACACCAAGTGATATTGTAAGTAATAATTTAACTGGTACTTTTGTTATAGAAAATGGTGAAGCAACTGTTGTTGTTGGAATTCGGGAAGATTCTGTTAGTGAGGATGAAGAGACTTTAATATTTGCTATAGGTGGAACAGGTGCATCTACTAGTGTTATAATAATATCTAATTTGGATGGGTTGAGTGAAGAGGAGATATCTAATTTAGAGGACTTATCATCAGAAGATGTAGATGATAATTCATCTAGAATACCTACTGTTGGTAATATTATAACAGATAAGGGTGGTGGTATCATTAGTATAGATGTTGATAATCCTGGTACAAAATATACAGAACCACCAACTGTGTTTATTACAGGTGAGGGTTATGGTGCTGATGCAGAGGCTCTTTTAGATCCTCAAGGATTTGTTACCGAGATACGTGTAACTGATCCTGGTTTTGGGTATAAGATTAATGTTCCTACTAATGCACAGAAAGAATGTATCATTGATGCTTTTACGATGATTAGACCAGGAAGAGGATACACTAGTACACCAACAGTATATCTTAATGGTAGAACTGATGTTGCTGAAGCAGTTATTAATAATAAGGGTCAAATAGTTAGTATTAGAATTAAGAATAGAACTATCACTTATGATTCATATCCAGAAATAAAGATTCTTGGTGGTGGAGGATATGGAGCGAAGTTTATACCATCATTCGCTTGTTTAGATCCTGATGTTCGTGTTAAGATTGGTTCTGCTAAGATTGGAACTGGATCTTACATTGATTGTCCGTAGGAGGTAGATTATGGCAGACACATATGAAGTAATGGGTGTGACATACAGTACGGCAACTGGTCTACCTATTTCTGGTGTTACGAATGAAAGTACTACAAAGGTAGAAGAGGTTACTAAAAAGGAGGTAGTAGAAGCAGTTCCCCCTGATGAAACTAATGATAATACTGATGGTTCCACAGCAGAGGAGAATCAAAAAGTTAATCTTACTGTCATAGCAAATAATGAGACAACTCAGATAGGATCAGATCAGACAGGAACTTTTATAGTAGATAAGAATCAAGGTCATGGCTTACATGTTCAAAAGAACGGTGATGTTATTGTCATTGCTGGTTCTCCTGGTAAAGGTAAGAAATGTGGTGGACGTATGCTTGTCAAGTCTGATGGTGGTCAGCTTGTTAAGACAGGTCCAACAGTTGTAGAGAGAACAGCATCTAGTACAAGTGCTGTTGAGGGTGATGGTTCATCAACTTCTGAAAATTCTGGTAGTGGTAAGTTAGCACATTCGGAGACTAACTATGGTGATGTTGAAATAGAAACCTTAGGTGAAGAGTATATTAGAGCAAAAGATATAGTATTGGATGCTGTTGATAGTCTTACTCTTAAAGCAGGTAGTCAGATAGTTATTGATGTTGGACATCTTATTATCAATGCATCAAGTGTTGAGGAGAATATTGGTGCAGAGAGAAAGGTAGTTGACTCGTCAAGTGAGAATGAAATTAAAGAAGAGACTTCAAAACAGTATGATACTCGTGCATCAAAGAATGTAGTTGGTAGTGGTCATGTTAATCAGAAGGTTCAGGGTGATTGGAAGGTAGCGGTTGCAGGTACTGTAGATTTACAGATTCAAGGTAATAAGAAAGTGATCGGACTCAATTCTGGTACTGCTGGATTAACTGTTGGTTTGAATGGTATTAGTGAAACTGGTGCGTTCCGTCTTAATGCTAAGGATATTTTTGAAATCAAAGCAACTAAAGATCTTAGTTTTGAATCAGAGAGTGGTAAGTTTGATTTGAAAGGACTTGGTGCATCTACAATAGATGCTACTGGTGGATTAGATATTAAAGCTGCTGGTGATATGGATATTGAGACAGAAGGTAAACTTACTGTTAAAGCAACTGGTGATTTCAAGGTTACAGCTGCTAAGATATATCTTAATTAGTGTGCCAGTTGTATAACTGTCACAAGGGGGGTTGACCCTCCACAGATAAGATGGCATAATGTATAAATAACTTTACATAACTCAGGCCCGAAAGAATCGTACCCTGTGCCGATGTAAGACAGATCCCATGTCGGGGATCTTATCATCCGCAGGGTATTATTGTATCCTTGCGAGACACTTAAAAAACAAACATGTCTATCAAATCAACAATCGCTGCTGTTGCAGCATCTCCATTCCTTCTCGCTGGTGCAGCTTTTGCTGGTCC